CAAAAACATTTGATGGCAATACAACAGCGAAGTTCTTATCACGATTACAAGCTATTAGAAAGGAAATCAACAATGGCTAACGGACATATCGCCCAGATGGGCAAAGGGGTGTTATTTCAAAACGAGAAAAAGCATGAGCGCTCACCTGATTGGAAAGGCACATTGTTGCTTTCTGAGGATTACAAAGCAGGTCAAACCCTCAAGATTGCAGGGTGGACTAAGCAAACGCCTAAAGGCAGCTTAATCTCTCTTTCTGAAGATAACTGGAAGCCAGATAATGGCGGTACTTATCCAAAGGAGGTCAATCGTGTTCAAGATTCTGATGTGCCTTTTTAGTCTGATTCTCATCAGCAACGCTTTTGCATACGAAAAATGCAGTAGGACTGATGATGGTGAAATCTGCTGTTGGGATACCAATGTAGATGGACCTTTCGGACCTCCTGGCTGCTAATGGTAGTTTTGAATCTGCCCTACCCTCCAAGTGTTAATCATCTTTACATTAACGCTAGGGGTAGGCGCTTTCCTAACGCTAAAGCTAAAGCCTACAAAACCGCAGTGCAAGAGTATGTCGCTGAATATCGAGTTCCTAAGTTTGGGGATGTCAAGATTGCGCTGATTGTTTGGGCTTACCCTCCTGATAAACGCAAAAGGGATATTTCAAACCTTTTGAAGATTATTGAGGATAGTTTGCAAGATGCAGGGGTTTTTGATGACGATTTCAACATTGATTTTATTGAGATCAAGCGTTGTGACATCAAAAAAGGTGGAGGATTAACAGTCATGATTGAAACGATGGAAGAATTTTCACTAGTCCAAGAGGAATCTGGCGTGAATTAGCCAGGTAGTTAGGGGTTGCGCCAGCCAACTACTTGGATAGCTGGCACTTATTAGGAGATAACATGAATACACCATACAACACTGGAAAAATTGAGATTGGTAAGTATTACGAAAAGGATTGCAGACCAGAGATGGATTCAGATGCCATTCTTTTGCAGACGGCTTTCCTTGATCCTGAGAGCTATCGCAAGCGCCATTTATCTGAGGTGCTGTATGTGTGTTTAGTGGTTGTTACGCTTTTTGGGTATTTCTTGTTTTCATGATTGTCAGACTATCAGAACTAGATACCTACGAAATAGCGTGGGCAGCGCATGAACGCCATAAATACAAGCAAGATTGGCAAGTAAAAACGCAACGGGTAGATCAAAAGCGAGATGACTTTGCCATAACCAGAGAAGGCATGGCAGGAGAATGGGCAGTCGGCAAGATCATAGACACACCAGTAAACCTGGAATTACATCAAGGTGGAGATCAAGGCTATGACTTTGAGTATCGAGGTGTAAAAATTGATGTTAAGACTAGCAGAGCAAGATATTTGCTGTTTAGATCTTTAGCGCATTTCAAAGCAGATCTTGCAGTATTTGCCAGGTATCTCAATGATTACCAAGTAGAGCTGGTGGGAGCAATCACCAGAACAGAGTTTGTTGCAGTGCATCAATTAAAGAATTTTGGGTATGGGGATAACTGTGTCGTTGATCCTCTTTTATTAAACGATGTTAGGGATTATTTATGAATAAGAAAATTTTTGTAGCTACACCAATGTATGGCGGTCAGTGTGCTGGTTACTACACGCAATCAATTATGGAACTCAATATGTTGCTACAAAAGTCTGGAGTGGAAGCTCAGTACAGCTTTATGTTCAACGAGAGCTTGATTACCAGGGCAAGAAATGCGCTTACGAATGGCTTTCTTAAGAGCGGTTGCACCCACCTACTCTTTATTGATAGCGACATTAAGTTTAGAGCTACCGACATTATGGCTATGCTTGAAGCAGATAAAGACATTATTTGCGGTATCTACCCTAAGAAAGAAATTAACTGGGATAGCGTTAAAAAGGCAATGGATGCTGGAGTGCCACAGAATCAATTAAAGAGCTATACGGGCAGTTTTGTGGTCAATCTGGTGGATTACCAAGGCGAAGTAACTGTGCCTATTGGACAGCCTGTAGAGATCTTTAATGGCGGTACTGGTTTTATGATGATTAAGAAGGAAGTATTTGAGCAATTAGCAGATAAAGTGCCTTCTTACTTTAACGATGTCAACGACTTAAATGGTCAGATGAGTATGCGTGAGGAGATCAAAGAATACTTTGCTACCTCTATTGAACCTGAAACTGGTCGATTACTTTCTGAGGATTACCACTTCTGCTACATTTGGCGCAAGAGTGGCGGTAAGGTCTTTGCTGCTCCCTGGTGTCAGCTCAGTCATATAGGTACTTATGCTTTTGAAGGGCAGCTCATCCCTGCTCCATGATGCGCCTGATTCGCCTAGTACCCAGTGATTCATAGCTCGATCTTTAGCCAGATACGCTCATGTACCCAGTACAGAGCTATCTTGGTGAACAGTTCAACAAAGGCAATACTGAAGGCTAGGCTTGCAGTGCCAGTAATAATCCAAGATAAAGCAAAGGTGTCAAGGCTTCCAGTAATACGCCAAGACACCGCTTTTAAAAGAGATTTGTAATGACTATCTTCTGCCACGCTTGGATTTCTTTGCAGTTTTCTTTGCTTTGCGAAATGCGGAATCTGTGGGAGCGCCTTTACTTCCTGGCGTTCTCATTCTTTCTTTTGATCCTTTACGGATACGCTCACGCTTTTTATGAATATTGGCATAAAGTCCTGGTTTCATCTGCACCCCCATCTGCGTCTTGCTGCTTTGCCACGCTCACCTTTCCAGTTTTTGGATCTAGCGCAAAATGAGCGATGTCTTGCGCCTGATTTTTGAGGTGCTTTTAGTTTGCTTCCTGTTGCTCTGTTGTATTTGCGTCTGCCTTTTGCAGTCAACCCACCGCCCTGGGAAACGGAGAGCTTCTCGCCACGACCAACAGAGAGATTAGGACCTCTTTTTCGTTCTGCCACTTTTCTTGGTCTTTCTAGCAGTAGATAGTGCTGCTGCTACAGCTTGCTTTTGTGGATAACCTTCTCGAACCATCTTGCTGATGTTACGAGATACGGTTTTTTTGGATGTTCCCTTAGACAGTGGCATTTGTCATTCCCTTCATAAACAATAATTCCTCGGCTTGTCTGCGTCTGAGCAATCCAGCCAAGTGTTTTCCAGCAGCCATATCCCATTTTTCAAATTCATGAGATGCGCCTTCAAAATCACCTGCGTTTACTTTTCTAAGTAAAGTAGAATTATTGAGATTACCGCAGCCACAATTAAAGGCAAAATCAACGAGAGCATCAAATTCATTTTGAGTAACCTCAACAGTTAGTTTGGCATTAACATCTTCTTCTGCTTTTTTGACATCTTGAGCTAGTAAATCTTCAGCTTGCTCTAAGGTGATGGTCAATCCTTGGTGAACATCAGGACCAGTATGACCATATCCAATAGTCCAAGGATCACCGCCAGTGCCAGGATCAGGGTAAGCAGTAAGCCTAACTCCCTCAAAAGATTCCGTAAGATGCAGACCATCCTTAGAGTATTCCATGTTATTGGCTATCCTTCTTTGATCTTATATCCATGATCTTTTCTAGTGTTCTACCACCAAAGTAAGCGGACATCACCAGCATACCCCACTGACCTAATAGCTCAACATAGCTAGAAGCGATTTTGTATCCATAGCCATCAGCAACAGCAAAAACAACATAGGCAGTGAGAATATAAACAAGGGTTAAAGGTCTGATGTTTTTAGCTAAGGTGCTATCGCTTTGAGCGTCTGCTTGCCATCTGGCAGATACATTGTTTTGCTCACTGACATCGGCATTTAATTGCGCTAATTGCCCATTTTGTTGCATCTCAAGTAATTTGAGTTTGGCTTCTGCTGCTTGGTTTGCATCGGGGAAAAAGTGGTCAATGAGCTTATTGCCAATTCCTAATATCGCTTCTAATGGAAACATATTATTTCTCCGTTGTAATAGTGTCTTTACCTTTTACTACGGTTACTTTATCTCCATCTACAGATACTGACATTGGAGGTTCTTTTTCAGCTAATTTATCTAAACGCTGAATCAGAGATTCAATAACTTTAAACTCAGGTTTTTCTTCTTTTTCAGTAGTGCCAGCAACGCCATTCATCATGTTGATGATAGCCATCAAAGCACCGCCAGCCATACCGATTACGGCAGCAATCTTGGATGAATCAAGGAAAATGCTTGCTCCTACGGCAATTAAGATAATTGCTGTTATGTAAGCAAGACCATGCTTTCCAATGGATTTACCAGCTACTTCCTTTGCTGTTTCGAGTTGCTCATCCATTCCAAAATCCTTAGTTTGCAGGAGCTTCTGGAGCTGGTGTTTGCTCGATTGGTGTTGCTTCAGCAGGTGGCGCTGTTGGTTCTGGGGTTGGTTCTGGTGCTGGTTCTTGTGGTTCAGCATGAGCAACAAAACGCTGTAATAACTGATGAGCAAGGCTGCCCATCTCAATGCACTCTTTACTAACAAATGATTCAATTTTATCTAATAAGCTCATTTTAATATCCTACAGAAGTATTGTTGTTTGCAATTAAGTAACCCTCAATAGATACAGCCACAGTGGAGTTACCAGTGTTGGTATTAGCTTGCCACTGAATATCAGTACCAGCAGCATAAGGTGTTGGAGCTACCCGTCTAATTTCAAAGTTTCCAGTAAACGGTCTGCGAGTAAGAATCTGTACTACGCCAGCAGAACTAATTTGATATACCTGATAATTGTTATAGGCATTAGTCGAAATGGCTGGAGCAGTAGAAAATACTTGAGAACGAGTTAAATAGAAAGTGCTATTTGCTGGCACTGTGTACCAAGAGTTTTGTGACTTTCCTACACCAGTAACAATCTTGGCATAGGTATTAGAGGTGTTTCCATCTGCGCTAGTCAATGTTACATTCGCTGCGGGATTTCCAGACACCACAACAAGGTTGTTAACACGGAAATAGTTGTTAGCAGTAGCTACGCCAGTAGAACCGTTTAAGGTCACAATCTCGCTAATTGGGTTGTAATTAGCATCCAAACCGTTAATAGTTACTTTGGCAGTATCGCTACCAGTACCCGTCATTAACATAGAAATGGCAGATGAAGGGTAGGTATAGGCAGTATTGTTCTCCCAAATAGGGATGTAATTAGTACCTACAGTGGTTTGATAACCGTAAATGCTAACTACGGAATGATAAGGAATTTGACCTCTGGCAGCTTGTAGATCGAATGGTTCAGATCTACCATGCTGTGTCATCGAGAAGGTAGATTGTGTAGCCATTAGTAGATACTCTTTTTGCCAGCGTTGCCAGGTTTAGTAGTCTTAGAATCTTTGGTGTTATTGTTTCCATCAAAGTTAAAAACACTCATAAATCCTGATGGAATCTTGCCAGTCAAGGTTGTGTTGATTCCACCCATAGATCCGTCACGGGGTAGTTGTGGGCGAACAGACTTAGCGATTTGCTGGTTATATTCTGTTGGTCTTTTATGGGGTTGACCGCCTGTACTACCCGTTGTTTTCGGCTTTAAGCTCATTTTTGTTCCTTTCTTTGGTATTGACTACAAGATAAC